TCACACCGAAAGCCCACCACCCAGCGGGTTTAACGTTACCGCGTATTGCAGGTAATCAGGGGCCAGGTGAGCATAAACCATCGTTTGCTGAATGCTCGCATGACCAAGGATCTGCTGTAGCGCGATAATGTTCCCCCCGTTCATCATGAACCAACTCGCGAACGTATGCCGGAGCACATGTGTAGCCTGCCCGCGTGGCAAGTCTGGTTTAACCTGCCTGAGCTGTTCGCAGAAGTTTTCATAATCAACTTTGAACAATGGCCCGGTGTCGCTGGTTTTGATCTCTTTCTCCAGTTCTTCCGATATCGGCACCGTGCGCTTTTTCCCATTTTTGGTTTTGAGGAACGTCACACGCCCATGGTTAACCTGCTCACCTCGCAAGGTGCTGCCTTCTCCCCAACGAGCGCCAGTGCTGAGACATAACAGCGCTACGCGGCGATCATCGCCGGTCAGGGTATCCAGCAGTCTGCTGATCTCTGATTTGGCGAGATAGGTCATAGCTGGCGGCGCTTCTTTCAGTGGTTCCAGTCCCTTGCAAGGGTTTTCCTTGCTGAACTCATCCAGCTTAATCAACGTGCTGAACATGCCGGAAAAACGGTATATATCCCGGTTGATCGTTGCGGCGCTGATCCCATCATCCAGCCGTTGGCTGCGGTGTCGGGCAATGGTGCGCTTATCAAGCCGGTTAACTGCTGGATCTCCCAGCGCCCTGATGGTCTTTTTCAGGTGCCGCTTTTCTATCTCGCCATTTTCCTGAGTCTGCCCATACAGCAGCCACCAGGTATCTAACAACTCGCTTAATGTGCGGCGATCTACGCTCGCGCCAAGCCATTCTTTTTTATCGGCGTTAGCCAATACATAACGCTCAAAAAGAACCGCCTCTTGTTTCTTCTCAAATCTCCTGCGGATGCGTTTTCCATTACGCCCACGGGGCCATACGTCTACTTCATATTGACCACCTTCGAGCTTCTTAATCGACATAGCGAAGCCCTCCGGTACTACAGAGTGAAATTGAATCTATCCAGTCAATGAAATCATGGTGCAGCGTTAGCCAGTTTTGCGGGCGGAGCGGCGAGACGTTGCAGCAGTTTTTGTTTCCTCTGGCCCATCAAGAGAGAGAGCCGGTTCAATTTGCCCGGCATCTGGTGCGGTGTTTCCAGTCATCAGCCAAAGCGTGTATTTCTCAAATAGTGGGTGTTGTGTGAGTTTGGTTAGTGTGCTCCATCCGGGTTCGTTATAGCCCCCTTCCAGTTTTTTCAAGGTGCTAATAGGTATCTCCATGATTTTGCAGAATTGTGACTGGCTAAGCCCCTCCGCTGAGCGAATGGCTTTTAATTTTTCAGCTATAAGCATTGACGTGGTTCCGAGTTGTGATCTAGTATTTGCTCAATTGGTTCCTAAGTCGGAACTAGTTGAGCGAGTTAGCGAGCTGCCAATATTGGCAGCTACAGGCAGAAATAAGCGCATAGCGCCAAAGCGGAGATTAGCACAAATGGTGATGAAACTTGAGGAAAGGACGTTCATTGAGGTTGAAGGTGAAAGCTTAGGAAGGGTGTTGTTACGCCTTAATGATATTTCGTTTCTTTATAATGCCGAGCTTGGCGGTAGTGTGATTGGTTTACGTGCTGGGGGGTTTATTCACACACGGCTTGCTGTTGATAGTGTTGTTACATTGATGAGAGATGCTTACGAAAGCGTGGATAAAGCACTTAATTGTGAAAGTGAGCAAATGACGCTGAGACCAAATAATTCTGTTCAAAAGGGTGCAGGGGAGACCGGAGAAAATGCCAATTCCATATTAACTAGAACATTCCTTGTGTCTGATGAAAAATTATTACTTGCCTCTCGTGTTATAGGGTTCATGAGAGGAACAGCTAAGGAAATGGGAATTAGTATTGATAATAGGAATATTAAATCAGTACTGTCCTTAGCTGTGGAGTCAGTTAGTAGTTAGCCTTTTATGGCTTTCTCATTTGAATTGTAAATAGCACAAAAAATTTCATCATATGTGATGTTGTTGAATTCGGCATACGCACCAGTTGAACGAGGTGGTAATTGATTGGCGATGGATTGGGCTAGTAGTTGAAAACTACCGCCAGCCAATGCGGCTTTAATTATTTCATTGGTTTCTTTTGTAAGAAATTCATTGTTAGTCATCTATGTGTCCTTGTTGGTAGTTGATGTTACGCCCGTTTGAGTTCTGCCAGGAACGCGGGCGGAAATGAAATTACCACAAAACCATGCGCCGGGCATGGCTAAAAATCCCGGCATAAATTCACAAGAGGAGTTAACGCTATGACAGACAAAGATTTAGAGGGGTTCATCGAAGTGCGTCATGCTGTTGACGCGGTTCCTTACCCAAAATTTGCTGAGCTGATCGGCAAGAAGCCCGCCACGGTTAAGAGCATGATTGAGGACGGTAAGTTGCCGATCATTCCATGGAAGAACCCGGAAAGCCTGGGCGCTCGTGCAGAAAACTGGATCTACATCCCTGAGTTCAACCGTGCGATGCGCGATGCTTTCTACAACCGCCCAAAAGAACAGCGTGATGCCTGGCTGCTGTGGATTGGTCTGTAAGGAGTCGATGAAATGACGGGCCAGTTGATACAATTAAGCCGCCATAGTTATGTTTATCGTGGCTTCACCATCCATAAATGCCCAAGAAATTCCGTAACGCTAAAAACAGCTTATAGCGTTACGAATGATGGTAATTATTTAGGGCGAGACTTTGCTTTAGCTGAGGCAATGCAAACAATAGATAAATTAAAGAGTAGTAAAGATTATGAAAGTTGAAATGTTCATCGGTCTTTTTATTTTTGCTGTGCTGTTTTTGAATTTTATTCAATTCTTGATTAGGCGGCGTAGTGAAAAAATCAGAGAGCAGAAGTTAAAGGCGCTCTCTGATCTAAAAAATCGTCGAGAAGAAGTAGAGCGCAAGGCTCGCAGACAACTGTAGCAGGTATTCAATATGAACAATAATTCGCCATCACTTGCCAGCCTGCTAAAACACGGTTGCCAGGTAACGCATTACCGTAATACTCGCGGTTGGATTGAATGTCCTGATGGACGCTTTTTTAAGCCAGAGCCAAACAAGGTACGTTTCATTAAAGGAATGAGTAAGCCTTTTGTTTATACGAAGAAGATAAACAAAGGCTTATTTAGTGCCTTAGTAAGGTTATTTAGAAAACAGCTTTAGTCATTAAGTAATAGATAAAACTTTTTCTACCTGTCGTCACTTTATTAAGTGATGGCGCATTCACTCACCCAAAAAAGGGGTTAATTATGTTTGGCATGTTCAAGAAAAAAACCGCTGCTGTAAAAGTTGAATTAAAGAAAGTTGAAAACCGCGATCTGATGGAGGCCATTGTTGGTGGCTGTCTGCTGGTTGCTGCTGCTGATGGTGAAATTGAAAAAGAGGAAACCGCAAAGCTCGATCAGCTGCTGCGCTCCAATCCCCGCCTGAGCCATTACGGCAATGAAATCACCGCGCTGATCACCCGCTTCACTGAGCAGCTTGAGGCAGGTTTCCGCGTTGGTCGTATGAATATCCTGCGTGAAATTGAAGATATCAAAAACGACCAGAAAGAGGCGGAGGAAGTCTTCGTCAACATGCTGACTATTGCCGAAGCTGACGGCGAGATCGAGCCGGAAGAACAGAAGGTACTGGAAGAGGTTGGGCGTCGTCTGGGTCTGCGTATTGAGGATTACATCTGATGAACCAGATGCTGAGCATGTTGCGGCCATTTTTGGTTCTGTTGCTGGCTTTCATGGTGGTAGCGGTGGACTTCACCAGCTATCTGCTCTCAGCGGTTGGTGATCTGTTCTTCGTGGGGGCGCTCGTTGTTCTGGTATGGCCTGCGATTAAGCCAGCCAAAGAGCAGCAGAGCGACGAGTAAGAGAGGCACCGGGAAACCGGTGCTTATCCGGGGCGTTACTTCCGAGTGGCGCGCCTGATAAGCGGCAGTGATGGGGGATAGGGCTATGAGTATCGGGCAAGAAAAACCAGTATCTGGGCGTCAGATGTTCCTTGAGCAGCGCGCGCGTTTGCAGTCGAGCGTTTCAGCCTCTCGCACCAGTGATATGGCGAGCCGTTTCAACCGTCTGGGGGAAACTCAGAAAAAGGTGATCATTCTGCTGGCAAACGAAGCCGCGCAGCGCTTCAAAGACCTGCCGCCTCTGACTCATTCACACCTCGCGCTGCCTTTTGAACAATTTGATTCACAGGACAAAGCCAGCCTGATGTTGGGGATTAAGCGTCTTGCCGAACTAGCTGCGGCGTTGCCGTGGGAGTTCTCTGACTATGCAGCGCCACGCCTTGAGGTTCAGGCGTTACGCGAATCACCACCACCCGCGCCGAATGGCGTAGTCAATTAACCACTGAATGATTAACCAGTAGTCAGGCGCATCACCGCGCCGGGCTTCCTGCACCCAGGAGAAAGCAAGATGATTCGATCGCTACTCAAATGGCCCGGTGGCAAAAGCCGCGTGATGCCTGAATTACTGCCGCATTTACCAAAGGCTGGTTGCCTCGTTGAGCCTTTTGTTGGCGGCGCTTCCGTGTTCCTCAACACTGATTATCGCCGCTATATTCTTGCGGATATCAACCCAGATCTGATCCGCCTTTATCGTGAGGTCAAAAGCAATCCTGAGCTGGTGATTGATCTTGCGCGCCCGCTCTTTGCGACCGGCAATTCCAAAGAGGAATATTTACAGAACCGCCGCATTTTCAACGGTACAAAAGGTTTGCTTGATGTGGCCCGCGCGGCCCTGTTTCTCTACCTCAACCGCCACGGCTACAACGGCGTGGTGCGTTACAACCAGAGCGGTGGTTATAACGTGCCGTTTGGTCAGCACAAAAGCGCGCCTTACTTCCCGGAAGCGGAGATCCGCCAGTTTGCGGAGAAGGCCAACGACACTAAAGCTATTTTCCTGTGTAGCTCGTTTCAAAATACCCTCAAAGTGATGACTGGAACGGATGAAGCCATCTACTGCGATCCGCCGTACCTGCCTGCTAGCGAAACCGCCAATTTCACCCAATACCACACCGAGCCATTTACCGAGAAGCACCATCGCCAGTTAGCGGCGGAGTTGCTGGAAGTGAACCGCAAATATGGCGCGCCGGTTGTCATTTCCAACAGTGACACCGAAACCACCCGCGAGATTTACCACCGCTTCCGCCTGCATGAAATCGACGTACAGCGCTCCGTTAGCACTGACGCCAGCAACCGCCAGAAGGCCAAAGAAGTGATCGGCACTTTGGGCACCCACGCGGAGAGCTAGAAATGAGTGAATCCCGCAAAGAAATGGTTGCCCGCCACCAGGCGCAAACGGCTACCGCGCTGGCAGAGCACACAATGAGAATGCTTCGTCTCTATGAGAGTCAGCGCATTGAATTGGCTGATCTAATGCTCCGGGATGCTCCGGCAGAGTTTGTGACCGATGTAATCAGCGGCATTAAGTCACCGCTCAAGATGCTTGCCGCTGAAGAGTTCGGGAGCGCTGACGCTTGGGATGCGCGTTACCTATTGTCGGTGCTTGATCGACTGGAAGCGCGATTGAATGCCGCCACCGGAACGGAGGGCGGGAAGTGAGCATAGAACAGCCAATAATCCCCTTTTGGGTAGCAGTAGATCCATCTGAGGAATCAGAGGGCTCAACCTGTCATGCGGTGATTTATCGCATCATAGATCGCTGGAAGCTTCATGATTTTTGGGTTGTTAATTTTAAGGCATTCATCCTTGATGCGAATGTCCGTATCAGCGACTCGATCATCTGCGGCAGCGGCAGGGAGGCTTACGGCGTTAAGCGCGGAGACATTATTCGGGTTCAACTCATCACTGATGAGCCTGATCCTGATGAGGAGTTACCGTTCTAATGGCTATAGCTGCATATATGGATAGCGCGCGATGACTACCGCAAGCGGGCATTGCGTCCCTTCGCGTTCCCCTGCTTTTCCGGGTGGCTCTGTCGATGCCTCCCGGAAATCATCATGCTTTGTTATTCGGCGTGTATTGAATAAAAAAAAGGTTGGGCAGTCGTGGCTAATCGGCGTTGAGCTGGTCGGAAAAGCGGGCGCTGCACCAACTTATTTGGTGCGTTATTCAGAATGCGAAGCCAATGCAGTAAGGGCAGGGGATAAAGTCACTTTCGACTACCAAAGCGCGGTTGATTGCTGCGACTGGAGCAAGCCCCATCCCGCTATATTTGTTGATAAATCTCCTTCTGTTGATCTATTTGAATTGGGTCAAGAGAAGGAGTTTTTAGATTGGGTTAAAAAAGTCCTTTCCCCGCTGCCGCGCTTCATTCGTCTGCGCCTTTCATCCCGCATTGACAGCATTCACACCATGAAGGGCAGGCACATTGCCCGCCTGACGCTGCGCGATATCATCCGCAGAGATCTGCCACCTATTAACATGGTGAATGAGCAATACGCTATTGCCATGAACGATGGGGCCAAGTGTCAGGGCGATACCGTATTCAGCGAGTTAAATCCGCTTTACCACACGTTTAATACTTTGCACGGATTGGTTGAGCGGTTTAACCGCCTGCCGGACTTTACGCCGGAAGATGTTGAGCTGCTGGCGCAGGATGTTGCGATCTATATGCGGGCAGTGTTGAGCGAAATTCACGAAGCGGTGGAGGCGTTGAGTGATCACCAGTATGTGAGGTGCTTATTCACCGAAGCGGCGAGCCTTGCGCGCCTGCTCTGCCTGACACCGCCGAGAATCAGACCAGCGTACTTTATTGATGATGCCACAACCGGCATCAGCAAGATGCTGGACGATCGCTACTGGAACAGGAATCTGAAAAAGTATGCCACGCGCTGGCGTGAGCACCTGCATATTGCCTTTGGTGACGTGAAGCGGGGCGCTGCACCGTATTGCAGTAAGCACCACGTTGATGAGTGGGATGCCAGACGCAAACGCAGCCGCGCGATCATGGCTCGCCTTGAGCTGGAAGACCAGGACACCAAAGAGCGTATATCACTTATTGAGCAGATTGATAAGAGCATATCTAACCCCGCATTACGCCGCGTTGAACTCATGACCCGCATCGGCGGCTTTGAGAAGGTCGCCACCGAAAGCGGCTATGTAGGCCAGTTTTTTACCCTGACAGCGCCATCCAAATACCACGCATATACCGTATTCGGTCATCGTAATGCCAAATGGAATGGATCCAGTCCAAGAGCCACGCAACGCTACCTTAACCGGGTATGGCAACAGATCCGTGCAGAACTGGCTCGCCGTGAAATTCCGGTCTTTGGCCTAAGAGTGGCTGAGTCTCACCACGATGGTACGCCGCACTGGCATGGCCTGCTGTTCTCTTTGCCGGAACATTCCGCCGAACTGCTGGAGGTGATGGAAGACTACGCCACCCGCGAGGATGCGGAAGAATTGCAGGGAAAACACGGCAACCGCCCACGCTTCGAGATGAAACCGATCGATCAGGAAATCGGCAGCGCCACCGGCTACGTGGTGAAGTACATCAGTAAGAATATTGATGGTTACGCGCTCGACGGCGAAACCGACGACGAAAGCGGCAGGCCGTTGAAAGAGACGGCTAAACACGCTACCGCATGGGCATCGTGCTGGGGCATTCGTCAGTTTCAGTTTCTGGGTGGCGCGCCGGTATCGGTCTGGCGCGAGCTGCGCCGTTTTCGCAACCAGGAACAGGCGGACAAGATAAATCCGCTGTTTGCAGAGCTGCACCGTGCTGCGGATGCTGGCGACTGGCAGCAATACACCCAATTGCAGGGCGGGGCACTGGTTGCCCGCCGTGATCTGCCGCTGCGTATCTGGTACCAGCAGAAAGAAGAGCCTAATGATTACGGTGAGTATCTGGATCTTATCAAAGGTCTGATGATGCCAGCCGTTCACATCCCACCAATTGAAACTCGCCTGCATACCTACCGCATTGTGCGTAAGAAACCGGAAGTTTTAGACGACTCCGGGCAGGCCGTTGACTTTGATTTTGACCTTCGGGGCGCGTCCGCGCCCTCTAGGACTCGTGTCAATAACTGTACTGAGGTCAAAAAACGAACAAATTCACCGCCCGGATCACCGTCATTAATGACAGTGCCAACTGAGCGGGAAGGGCCGGAACAGTTTGAGATCGGTCAGTTGACCCAGGAACAGCGAAAACAGGTACGTGAAAGCCTTCATAACCACAAACCGAAGCGGCAGAAATCGCCTGCTGATGAGTTTGAGGAGCTGGCGCGCAGCATAACCAGCGGCGACTGTTCCGAATATGACACCCAGCGGGCAGAAAGTTACCTCAAAGCCGCCCACGCCATCAGGCAGCAAGAGCAGGTTTTATCACCGGCAATTGCTGGTCTGGCGGGGCTGGTTCAGTCATGGGCGCAGGTTAAGAAAGTGCAGATCAGCAAGCCGCAGGCCATGCAACTGGCGCGCGGTAATGAAGTGACGGTACTCGATACCGTGTATCGCGCGCATCCGGTTACAGGTGAGTTGATTATCGCCGGTACCGATCAGCCGTGGCGTAAAACCATGGCAAATCACAAAGCCAGTGAGCTGATCAGTCGCTGGAAAAAAGCACAATCGAAAGGAGTGGAATGATGAATATCAGATTAACAGGTGAAGAGCTGGACAAACTTTTGCAGAAAATCAAAGAGGGATCGGGGTTTTATATCCAGCACGGTAGAAGGCCGGGCGCTATCACCATGGCAAATCTGTTGTTGCAGGCAGGTTTTGCCGTACTGGAGTTACGGGATCGCCGAGAAGCAGAGGAGCAAAAGCCCATTTCATCATGGGTGATGTGTAGTGATGGACTTCCGCCAACTAATACCAGCGTTTTTGTGATTTTTGCCCGTGGTCAGGCTTTGATGATTGGAAGCGGTTGCATGGTTAGCGATCACCCAACGATCCCAGATGGTTGGGCGGTAAGCCATGGTAGTGAGGTTATAGATTCACCTTGCGTTGTCTGCTGGCTGCTGATGCCTGAGATTCCAGAAATTGAGTGATAGCAATCGGTATAACCGGCGCAACTTGTTGCGCGGGGAATAGCGATTCTGCGGGCGCGGGCGGCAAAGAGTCCGCTAGCGCCACTAAGTGGCGCTCATTGGGTACCACACTGTCAGATTTGGCAATGTTGGCCATACGCATCGAGCACCGTCATTTTTAGCAGTGCTGCAGGTTGAACGCGAGGATTTACGGATGAGTTATTTAGGGAGCAAGGGCGGTAGTGGCGTATATCAAAAAATCATTGCCGAGATGCCGCCGCATGATACTTACATTGAAACCCACCTGGGCAGTGGGGCGGTGATGCTACGCAAGCCGCCAGCTATGCACAATGTTGGTATTGATATTGATGCGGAACCGTTAAAAGAGTTCGCACATAGGCATAACAGGCTTTACATAGATCTGGTGTGCCGTGATGCGGTGGACTATCTGAACGATTATGATTTTTATCGTGCCGGTCGCGTTCTTATCTATGCTGATCCGCCCTACATGCCTGAAACGCGCACCAGTCGCGCCCGCTACCGTCATGAATATACCAATGCCGATCATGAGCGTCTGTTAGCCTGCCTCATGAGCCTGCCGGAAAATGTCAGCGTGATTCTGTCTGGCTACCCGTCGCAGCTTTATGACGAAACGTTAGCGGGCTGGCGCAGTATGGAATTTCAGGCCATGACGCGCGGCGGGGTGCGAACAGAAAAAATCTGGATGAACTACGGCGAAGGGCGGGCATATTCCCACGCTTTTGCTGGCAAAGATTACAACGATCGCAGCCGCATTAAGCGGAAAGTTGAGCGCTGGCGCGCGAAATATGCGGCTTTACCGCCTGCTGAGAGGCTGGCAATTATGGCGGCGCTCAATGAGGTTGACGCCGGTTAAGCCCTCGCTTTCAGAAAGTGCGCGTTTTTGGTGCAAAATTACGCGCACGTTTGCACAATTTTTTTGATGGTACTTTTGCCAGACAAGCCCAGACGCGGCGCGGCCTGCCGTGATCTGCAAGTTTGCACAAAAAGACGGGGGTTTTGTGTGCGGGCGAGGCGGGGGAACCATCGCGCGCTGAGGGGGTAAGGAGGGTATACCTGTTCATGCCATTTTTCGCGCCTGTGCGGCTCTGTTTTGATGTGGTTGCGTTGTGGTCGTGTGAGGGGGTGGAAAAGAAAATCCCCTGACAGCGCAGCGCTGAGGGGCTTATATGTCGTTTGGCTTTCGGGCTGGTTCCGCTCACCCTCTGACAGGGTGAGGCATCAATCTTTTTGAATGGTCAGGCGGCTGTTGATGGGGTTGCCAGGGCGTAAGGGTTAAAGCGGATCACTTCAATACCCAGCCAGTCATTCAGCTCTTTCAGGCTTTCCTGTATAGGCGTCAGCTCGTTGATAGAGAAGACGCGGGCGGCTTTTTCTACGTCGCCAAACCCTCCGGCGTTGCCTGGCATTACTCCCATCAGTTGAGGCGGGACACGATGCGCGGCAAGCATATCATCCCGCGTTGCATCCTTGATGCCGGTAAACTCATCCTTAGCAGCTATCTGGCTGAATGGCATAATCTGCAAGCCGTCTTTCTTCCCGCCTGCGGCGTACACAAAAAGATTTTTAAACGCGCCACCGCCGCGCGCGTCCTTCAATGATTTTTTCAGGCTCTCAACGTCTTTGTTGTTGGCGATCGGGTCGGTCAGATAGACGATTACCCCGGCGTGACTGCCGTTAATGTAGTAGTTGCGGCGGAATATAGTTGCTTCGTTGTTAAGCATGGCGCTTTGCAGTGAGGCCATGTATTCAGGCGCGCCGTAGATCTCTTGGTGAACGCTGGGGTTTTTAATCTGGCAGATGCTGCCCGGCTTGAATGGGTAGTCTGCATCGCGGCGGGTGATAAACCAGTATTGATCCTTCCTCAAATCGCTACCTCGCCGGGTGTATTTGGCTTGAGCATGTTTCAACGCGATAGGCTCGCCCAGCATGTTGCGGCGCACTTCCATGTAGTTGTTGCCGAACACCAGATAATCCAGCACCCACGCGCTCATTTCCTGTCTGCTCAACAGTGGGTGAGGGATGTAACAGGACGCTATCACGTTGCGTTTGAAGATAAGCGGTGACTGATGATAGGCGGTTGAATCAAACATCTTAGCCACGCCGTAGGGACTGATGGGCGGCTCAAACCATACCCCATTGTCTGAGCACTCCATGAGGTCATAGAACATATTGCGATCGGTAACGGCTATCGGGTCGCCAAAGCTGAATGATTCAACTGCACTGGCCTCCATCGTGGCAGGTTGCTGCGGTTCTCTGGCCTGAAACTTTTGCTTTTTGCGGCTCACGTTTAAAACTCCTCTACAAAACTGTCACTACCGCCGCCGCTTTCGCTGCCGATCGGCTCGTTATACAAAGCTGTCATTGATGCCCAGGCGAGATCGCCGTGATTGCTGCCGCGTTTGCGGTCGGAAACGTAGGTCATAACCCCGCCTTTCTGCACCTTGCGAACCGTCATAAATGACTGGACGAGATCCAGCATTCCCGCATCCACCTCCAGACGACCGGCACGGATCAGCATAAGCGCTTTCATTACCATGGCGCGCTTGAGATGTACGGAATACTGGTACTTCACCGCTAGCGGGAAGAACTTGACTACTAGTTGCCAGACGGCATCACCAAAGCCGCCAGTGCCATCGATCGCGATGTGCTGGACGTTGTAACGCTCAGTCAGTGCCTCAATAGCTTTTGCCTGTTCCTCAAACTCCATACCTCTAAGCTGGATGCGTTCGATGATGCGGAACTTGCCGCCCGGAACCGTTGGCGGAACTATGACGACCAGCCCGGCAGAGTCACCATTACCGCTTCCCCCATTGGGGTCATAGCCTACCCATACACCGCGATCGCCTATCGGTCTGGGTGCGAATGGGTTCCAGTCGGGCCATACATCATCGTTAAAGCCGTCAACGCAGCAGCCGATCATGGCGTTGTAGTTAAAAGCGCGCTCGCCTACGGTGACGAAGCGGCAACGGTAAAGGTTGTCGTATTCCTCCGGGGAGTTCTCCATCTTGATGGTTTCAATTTTCACCAGGTTGAAGCCGAGTTTTATCGCGTCTTCAATGGTGACAATCTGCCGCCAGATTCCATCCCCGCCCAGCTTGCCGTTTTTCAGCGCCTTATGGCTGACGTCTATTTCTACCCGTTCACCACTGGGCCTTGCCTTGTTGAACAGGTCGCCAGTCCAGAAGGCATAAGCCTCATGCTCCTCTGTGGATGGCGTGGAAAAGTAGGTACGGCGCAACCCTTCATGGGTTGCCATACCTGCGGCGACTCTGCGCAGCTCAAGGAAATTGTTAATCCAGAATGCTTCATCCAGATACAGATCGCCGGTGTAGCTCTGTGCCGTCGCTGCTGAGGTGCCGAGAAAGTAGAACGTTGCCCCGTTGCTCAGGGTGATGGCGTCGCCGCCTTTTAGCTCAACGCCAACTTGCGCCGCCAGTAGCTGGATGAACTTCTTGAACTGGAACGCCTGGGCGCGACTGGCTGACAGAAAGATCTGGTTGTTGCCGGTTTCCAGCGCCCGTAACAGTGCTTCGCGGGCAAAGTACCAAGTGGCACCAATCTGGCGCGATTTGAGGATAAAGCGGTTGCGGCGTTCGCGCTGTTTGTACCAGCGTTTTTGATGCTCGTAGAGCGAATCCAGCACCAGAGCACGCAGATCACCGATCTGCTCTTCCGTAAAGTGGTTTTTTGGCTTCTTCTCGCGGCCTTTCTCTTCGCTGCGCCGCTCTTCGCGCTCCATCCTCACCAGTTGACGGGTTAACAGGTCAATGGTTTTGAAGTCATGCGCCGTCAGGTCTGGCTTTTCCGTCAGACGTAACAGCCGTACCTGCATCCGATCCTGTACGCGCTCCAGCGCTGTGGACTCGTCCCACTTATCGCGGCGACGCCATGAATACAGGGTGTTGGTACTCACGCCGATCGATTTTGCGATCTGCGTGATGCTGTATGCCTGCCAATACATGACCTTAGCGGCAATCCGTGGCTCATCGTGGGAAGTCTGTTTCATGTTGGCAGAGTACCGCGCCCGCGCGCGCGTTGCTTCGGGTTGTCATTGTCGGAAAACGGCAACAACGGCAACGCTTTGCGCGTTTCGGCTGCGGCGGGAATGATAGGGGCACTGGTTAATATCACTCACTCATTCGGGATTTCGACATGCCAAAGTCAAAACCATTTCGCGTTGCTGTCGAGGGTGCTACCTGCGACGGTCGGACGCTGGAGCGTCAGCACATTGTGCAGATGGCTCAACGTTATAACCCAGCCGTATACGGTGCCCGCGTCAATCTGGAACACCTCCGGGGTTATTCGCCAAACAGTGATTTCCGTGCTTATGGCGATGTTATTACCGCCAAGTATGAAGAGATCGCTGAGGGGGAGTTAAAAGGCAAGTTGGGCCTGTATGTGCAGGTTGATGCCACTGATGATCTGGTTGCCATGAAAAAGAACCGCCAGAAGATCTACCACAGTATTGAAGTGCATCCCTCTTTTGCAGATACCGGCGAAGCCTACCTGATGGGGCTGGCCTGTACCGATAGCCCAGCCAGCCTGGGCACGGAAATGATGGAATTTTGTTCCAAAAACACCGTTAACCCGCTGGCATCCCGTAAGCATGATCCGGCTTGTTTCTTCACCGCCGCCGTTGAATCCACGATGGAATTTGAAGATGAGCAGCCGCCGCAGGATGAAGGCAAAAACTTCTTTGCCCGTGTTAAGGCGTTGTTAGGCGGTACGCAACAGCAGTTTAGCCAGCAGAACGGTGAAAACCGTGAAGCCATCGAAGCGATTGCCGAGAGCCAGGGCAAGCTGCTGGACAGTACAACCCAGCTTTCCGCTGCGGTGAAAGGTAAGGCTGATGCCACCGAGCTGGAAAGTCTGCGTAAGGACTTCAAAGCGCTGGAAGATAAACTGAAAGGCCAGGACGCGGAGCAGTACAACCAGCGCCCGCCTGCCACTGGCGGCGATGGTCAATCAACTCAACATCTGGCTGATTGCTGATAAGGCTCAGTGCGTCAGGCTCAGGAAAGGAAAAAAAGATGCGTAATACAACCCGCGATTTGTTTGATAAGTACATCCAGCGACAGGCTGAACTCAACCATATCAGCGCTGCCCACGTCACCAAGGCGTACAGCATTGATCCGAGTGTTGAGCAGACGCTTGAGGACAAGATCCAGCAGTCGTCTGAGATGCTGAAAAAAATTAACATCTACGGCGTCAACGATCAGACCGGTGAAAAAATCGGCCTGGGCGTGAGTGGCCCGGTATCCAGTACCAACAATTCCACTACGGATCGTCGTCAGCCTACCAATCTGGCGGCGCTGGATTCGAATAAGTACACCTGTAACAAGGTGAACGCCGATACCTTTACGCCGTATACGCAGCTTGATGCCTGGGCAAAATTCCCGGACTTTCAGCAGCGACTCAGCAATCAGATCATCAAGCGTATTGCGCTCGATCGCATCATGATCGGCTTCAACGGTACCAGCTACGCGGAGAAGTCAGACCGAGCCGCCAACCCGCTGTTGCAGGATTGCGGTATCGGCTGGCTCCAGCAGTACCGTGCGAACGCAGCTCAGCGCGTGATGAAAGATGTCACCGTGACCAGCCGTGACGACACCAACCAGGTGATCGCGAAAGGTGATTACGGTAACTATGACTCCATCGTATTTGATGCCGTCAACTCGCTAATGGATGAGTGGTACAAGGATTCGCCTGATCTGGTGGTGATTACCGGGCGTAATCTGACGGTAAACCGTTCATTCCCGATCATCAACGCTGTCAGCACCAATAACCCGAACTCCGAAGCGCTTGCCGGGCAGTTGATTGCGTCACGTAAAGCGATCGGCAACCTGCCGTCATTCATCGCGCCATTCTTCCCTGATGGCAGCATGTTCATTACCTCCTGGGAAAACCTGTCCATTTACTGGCAGGAAGGTGGGCACCGTCGCCGCATCGTTGAAGAGCCGGAATATAACCGTGTCTCAACGTACAGCTCTTCGAATGATGCTTACGTCATTGAAGACTACGGCTATGGCTGTCTGATCGAAGGCATCACCGCCGCCGAGCCAGACCCAGCACCATAAGACGCCGCAGGCCAGCAGTGCGCTGGCCTGCTCAGGGGGCATAAATGTTAACACCAGCACAAAAACACTTTGATCGGGTGATGGCAGAGCGCCGCAGTAATCACGGGGCGACAACAGCCGACAGAACAGCCTATGAGCAGGTGCTTTTCCGCCTGCGCATGGATAAAGCCGATCTCAGCCGCATCCAGTCGAATGCCGGTAAAGCGAAGCTGAAAAGCGAGCGCCTGCCGGATTACCTACCGTGGATTGATGGCGCACTGGCAGCGGATACGGGCCAGGCGGATGAAGTGATCACCACCGTAATGATCTGGGCGGCGGATGCCGGTGATATTGCGCAGGCGCTTCGGATAGGCCAGTACGTGCTGCGCCATAAAATCCCGATGCCAGACCAGTACAAGCGCACCACCGCCACGGTACTGGTTGAAGAAATTTGCGATCCCATCCTTGCCGCCTTCAAAGCGAACCCGGCAAAGGCGAGCGTGAGCCTTGACAACCTCAACGCGCTGAACGGCATCACCACCCATGAAGATATGCCCGATCAGGTAAGGGCCAAGCTGTTTAAGGTCATGGGGTACACCGTGCGCCTTAATCAGGACGTTGAGTCCCAGCAGCTTGCTCGTTCGCATTTGCAGGAAGCTATCAGGCTCAACGCCAAAATTGGCGTGGCGCGTGATATCGAACTGCTGGATCGCAATATCAAAAAGCTGACCGTAGCCAGCGGCGGAGAAGGTGAGGGCGATGCGCCACCGGTTCAGCCGGAAGCGAAGCCAGAGGCCGCGAAAGCAGCTCCTGAGAAAGCGCCGCGCACTACCGCAGCCAGGAACCAGAAAAACAGCCAGGCAAAGCCAGCAGCTAAGAACAAGACGACGCGTAAAAACGCGAAGTCATAACGAATGTGCCCCCGCGCACCAGGCGGCACGGTATGACGTAATAAGGCTAAGCCTCTACTGCGTCATACCGTCCACCGCCTGCCTTATGGAGAGTCCTGTATGAGCCTGGTCGCCACTGAACCGGTAAGACCGCCATCAGATCCCGCGCCGGACGATGGCGGCGCAAAGGTTGAGAGCCTGACTTTCTGGCCTGTCATCATGCTGGCTGATTTGCGCCGCGCGATGCGCCTTGATGGGCAGGTAACGACCGATCGCCTTATGTCCCGCACCATTGAGGCAGTGGCCCACGTCAACGATCAGCTTTTTCTGTGGCGTCAGGTTCAGGTTGATGCCGGTTATCTGACTCTGGCGGAGATCCCCGCCGATCCGGTGAATGGCGAATCGGTGAAGGTATGGCGCTATAAAAATGCCGTCTGGTCACTGACCAAAGCCCTGCTGATTGAGGGGTATCGCGATATTGATACCACCAGTAAAGGGGATGACCACGCGCAGGCGCTCAGCACCCAGATAGATACGCTCTGGCGTGATGTTCGCTGGTCTATTCGCGATATCCAGAATGAAGATCGCGGCCTTGCGGAGCTGTGCTGATGAACGTGCAGGCGCAGCAGGATGACACCGTTGATGAACTCTGCTGGCGGTATTACGGCAGGACGGCGGGAGTAACCGAGGCCGTGCATGAAGCCAATCCGGGGCTGTGCGACAGCGGTCCGCTGCTGAGTGCCGGGCAGGTTGTTTATCTTCCCGAATTACCACCACCCACCCAGCGGGAAACCGTGCAGCTATGGGATTGAGAGGTTGCCATGAGCGACGTACCTACGGGGATGCTGGAACAAACAATGAAATGGATTGCTACTTATCTGCCGACGCTTTACGCGGCAGGCGCTGCGCTGAGCATTTCGGCGCTTATGAGTCTGTATGACGGTCAGTCAATGCTGAAAACCGCCACCGGTTCACTGGTCTGCGGGATCGTTACGCTGGCGGTTGCCGGTTCGCTGGAATATCTGGGCTTGCCGTCTAATGCCGTTACCTTCGTGGGCGCATCCATAGGTTTTATGGGGGCTGACAAGGTACGCAACAAAGTGACCGGCTTTATTGAAACCCGTATCGGGGGAGCGAAAGGAAATGAGTGAATTTAAATTCAGTCAGAGAAGTGAAAATAACCTCAAAGGTGTTAACGCTGACCTTGTGAAAGTTGTCCGCCGCGCCCTTCAACTTTCTGCCGTTGATTTTGGTATCACCGAAGGGCTGCGCACCGTAGAGCGGCAAAAGCAGCTTGTTGCTGAGGGAAAAAGTCAGACGATGAACAGCAGGCATATTTCAGGCCATGCGGTTGATGTGTTTGCTTATCCCACTCCGGCAGGCTCATGGGACTGGAAATATTACCAGCAGATTTCCGAAGCCTTCAAACAGGCGGGAAAAGAGCTGAATATCCCCGTTGAATGGGGCGGTGACTGGAAAACCCTGAAAGACGGCCCTCACTTCCAGCTACCTTATGCGGCTTATCCTGCATGATTCTGAACTGGCTCAGGCGACACTGGCGCGGCCTTCTGGTTGCGCTAATTCTGGGTGGTGTCTTCCTTTCTGGTTCATGGTTTGGTGCCAGCCAGGCTAATACAGCATGGGCACTTAAATGGAAACAGCGGGATGCCGACGATGCTACCGCGCTGGCAAAGCAGCAGGCAGAAGCCAGAGCCGAAGAGCAGCGCCAACAAGGTGAAATAGATGCGATTGAGAAAAGGGCAGAAGGGCAGATTGCTCAGGCCCTTGCTGATGCTGATCATGCCCGCGCTGTTTCTGACGGGTTGCATGATGAAGCCGCAAAACTCGCCGCCAGACTGGCAGCAAGTGAACGCGCCCGCCGTGCCGCAACTGCCAGCGAAGGCGCGACAGGCACCACCGGCAGCGAGCTGCTTGCCGAGCTGTTCCGCCGCGCTGACCAACGAGCGGGAGAACTGGCGGCAATTGCTGATCAGGCAAGAATCCGAGGATTAGCCTGTGAGGCTTCTTATAATTCAATAGGTAAGGGAAAGTGATGGAAAAGCAAATGCAGTATGCGGCTACACCGCAGAATTTTAAGTTTAGCCTCTCGCAACTGGTGAATATCCGCGTTAGCGATGAGTGGGGCGAGATTCAGGCCCGCGCTCAATACGCCAATAGCGAGAATCAGTATCTGATCCACTATCAGGCGGCAGACAAATGCGCGCGTACTGAGTGGTTTACTCAGTCGGTGCTGGATGCCGTGGAAGATGATAATTATCCGGGGTGCCCAGTATTTGGTGCCGTAGATTTGCCGAAAGGCGCGGTTGTCGAAGAATAAGCATTCCAGCAGGTGTCTGTGGATGCCTGCGATAATGCTATTTCGTGAGGGCTTCACATGCTTAAACCCGATCTACTACGCAAGCATATCAGCCACGCGGTGCCGTGGTTGCGTGACAACCCTGATAATCTGGCGGTGTATGTCCAGAAGGGGCGCATGGTGAGCACCGGGCAGCGCTCTGCCTCGTTTGAATATGAGTACACCATTGAGGTGCTGGCGATGGATTACCCTGAGCCGCTGGATACCCTCAGCCTGCCAATTCTGGCATGGGCGCGCCTGTATCAGCCTGAGCTGCTATTCAACCCTGACCGTGCCCGCGATGGCATCACCTTTGAAGCGGATATCCTGAGCAATTCCACCATGGACGTGCTTATCAAAATTCAGGCCAGTGAGGCGGTTGTTGTCAAAGTTGAAGAGGGTAAGCCGGTTATACATCACCGTGCTGATCCTATGCCGGGGCCGGAGCTGGGTGTCTGGTCACTGGTCTTTGAAGATACGGTAAGCGGCGAGACGTGGACGGACTAAATGAACGTTGATCCGCTGTTTCATGCCCTTGATGATTATCTGGCAACCGTGGCGGCGCAGCTCGCACCGGGCCAGCGCCGTAAGCTCACGCGTGAGGTGGCTATTGGCCTGCGCAAACGCCAACAGCAGCGCATCAACAGCCAGAAAAACCCCAGCGGGGAAAGCTATACACCGCGCCGCCGTAAGATTTTGCGCACTCAGGGCGGGGTTAAATTCCTGTGGAAAGATGAAACGCGTGAGCTGAGCAACTGGCGCACCACCGGGCGCGGAGAGCAGCGCGCTATCACCGGTTATGATGTTGATAAAGGGGCGTTGCGCACGTTCTATAAGCGCGATATTCAGCGCTATATTGAGATCCATCTTAACCAGACCAAGCGCACCACCAACCGCAAAGAAAAGATGTTCCGCCGCCTGCGTACCGCTCGCTTTCTCAAGGCATATGGCACCGCCAGCGCCGCCGTGGTGGGTTACTCCGGGCACACCGCCGAGATCGCCAGCGTTCACCAGTATGGTGAAGTTGATACCGTTGCACCCGGTGCCAGCACCCGTTACCCGGCTCGTGAATTACTGGGCTTTACGGAAAGCGATCTTGACTGGCTGGCGGATACCATCGTCAGTTTTCTGCAACCCTGAACCCTTCCTGCAGCACTGTTAAAAGTGACGGTGCTCGATGTTTTTCTCCGCCACTGTCATAGCTGGCAGTGTCTGCCGGTACCTCAATCCATTGTTACCAACCCCTGACAACGCCAGCGCGTTGCTTGCGCGCGCGTGGATCATGAAACTGGCTGTAAATTTAATAACGCAAGCCAGCTTATGAACCTGAATGAACTCTATCGCCTGATCTGTAACCTTGTCCGCATTGGTACGGTGACGGATGTTGATCTTGCTGCTGAGCCGCCAGTTGCGCGAGTCTCAACGGGAGAGAATACAACTGACTGGATTCGCTGGGCGGCTTTGCGCGCCGGAACGGCTGTTACATGGTGGGCACCATCACCGGGCGAGCAGGTGTTACTTTTTGCTCCATGCGGTGATCTGGAAAATGCCGTCATCATGGGCAGCTTGTACAGCGATAGTGTGAAGCCACCGGATAACGGTGAAACGTCAAATGTTACTTTGCACCCTGACGGGGCGAAAGTTCTGTATGACCCGGCAACCGGCGCGCTGGCTGCTACTGGTATTAAGAGCGCAACCGTAGAGGCTTCTGACTCTATCGCCGCGACTGCCCCCAAAATGACCTGTACCGCAACAACCTCAATCACCCTTGATACGCCGGAAGTCATCTGTACTAAAAAGCTCTCATGCTCCACGTTTGAGATGAAACAGGGCGGCAAGATGACTGGCGATGTTGAGCATAGCGGCGGCAGCATTACATCAAATGGCGTTGTGGTGCATACCCACAAACATGGCGGCGTAGAACATGGCGGAAGCCAGACGGACGGCCCACAATGACCAGCGCAAGATATCGCGGGATGAACGCCGAAACCGGCGAAGCGCTCACCGATAACGAGCATATTTCTCAGTCCATCAATGACATTTTGTTAACGCCGGTTGGCTCTCGCATTATGCGCCGCGCTTATGGCTCGCAGCTCAATAACCTGATTGATCAGCCAGGTAACGCCGTAACGCGCCTTCGCATTATGTCCGCGATATACAGCGCGCTTTTCCTCTGGGAGCCGCGCATCTCACTGACCAATATTGTGCTGACGGAAACCGGGGCGGGGCAGGTGGTTGCCACCATAAAAGCCAGCCGTACCGATACCCAATCACCCTTTACCACGGACGTAACGATCGGCAGGCAGGTGCAGGCATGAGCGGAACAATCGACCTTTCACAATTACCGCCTCCGGTAGTGGTGGAGCCGCTGGACTTTGAAACGTTGTTCAATGAGCGTAAAGAGGCGTTTATCGCGCTTTACCCAGAGGATGAGCAGGACGTTATCAGGCGCACTCTCTCGCTGGAATCTGAGCCGATCACCATGCTGCTGGAAGAAAACTGTTACCGAGAATTATTGCTACGCCAGCGTGTGAACGAAGCGGCGCGGGCGGTAATGGTGGCTTATTCAGTGGGCAGTGATTTGGATCAGCTGGCGGCAAACTTCAACGTGGAGCGCCTGACCATCACGCCGGAAGATGACAGCGTTGTACCCCCTGTTCCTGCTGTGATGGAGTCTGATGCCGATCTACGTGTCCGCACTCCGCAGGCATTTGAAGGGCTGAGCGTTGCAGGGCCAACAGCAGCGTATGAATTTTTCGGCCTGTCTGCTGATGGGCGCGTTGCTGATGTGTCTGCCGTCAGCCCAACGCCTGCTTGCGTCACCGTTTCTGTGCTTTCCCGCGAGGGTGACGGCACCGCCAGCCAGGAGCTGATCGATATCGTTGCCAGCGCGCTGAATGGCGAAGAGGTGCGCCCGGTTGCCGATCGCGTGACCGTACAGGCGGCGGAGATCGTGCCTTACGAGATTGATGCCACGTTGTATATCTATCCGGGGCCGGAGTCGGAACCCATCCGCCAGGCATCCGAGCAGAAGTTACAGGCGTACATTGCCGATCAGCGCCGTCTGGGGCGTGATATCCGGCTGTCTGCCATTTATGCCGCGCTACACGTTGAAGGGGTACAGCGGGTGGAACTGGCGCAGCCGCTGGCGGATATGGTGCTTGATGATACTCAGGCGTCCAACTGTACCGGCTACACCATAACGGTTGGGGGGTACGATGAGTAAAACCCTTACGCCGCCCAGCTCGACGCGCCTTGAGCGTGTTGCCGCCCGCGTCTGCGCCTCTCTGGGGGAAGTGCGGGTACCGCTGCGCCAGCTCTGGGATCCGTATACCTGCCCGGTTGACCTGCTGCCCTATCTGGCGTGGGCCTTCTCCGTTGATCGATGGGATGAGAACTGGCCCCAGACAACGAAGCGCAAGGCGATAGCTGATGCGTTTTACCTGCACCGCTACAAAGGTACCACCGGAGCTATGCGACGCGTTGTAGAGCCGTTCGGCTACTTCATCCGGGTTAACGAGTGGTGGAGTATCGACACCGCCCCCGGCACGTTCACGCTGGATATTGGCGTTGAAGATGAAGGTATCAGCGAAGAAACCTACCAGGAACTTGAACGGCTGATCGCTGACGTTAAGCCGTGCAGCCGTCACATGCTGGGCATGAGTCTGCACCTACAGACTACCGGCCCCGTTTATGTCGGCGCGTCTGCCTGTCTGGGCGACACGCTGACGGTGTACCCCTATTTCCCCGAAACTATTTCTGTGGGCGGTGCGGAATATGTGGGTAGTGCAATTCATTTGATAGACACCGTGGAGATCTCACAAAGTGGCAACTAAATATTATGCCCTGTTAACCAATATTGGGGCCGCGAAGCTGGCGAACGCCACGGCACTGGGTGAACAGGTTGAAATTACGCAGATGGCGGTAGGGGATGGCAACGGCGCACTACCTACGCCAAACCCTGCGCAGACCGCGCTTGTGCATGAACAGCGCCGCGCGCCGCTCAATACACTGACCATTGACCCGGTAAACACCAACCAGATTATTGCCGAGCAGGTGATCCCGGAGGATGTAGGCGGTTGGTGGATCCGTGAGATAGGTTTGTATGACAGTGCTGGTGATTTAATTGCCATTGCCAACTGCGCGGAAACCTATAAGCCGTTATTGCAGGAAGGTAGCGGACGTGTGCAGATTATTCGCGTCATTCTGATCGTCAGCAGCACCATGGCGGTAACGCTCAAAATTGATCCGTCTGTGGTACTGGCAACCCGCCAGTATGTTGATGACCAGATAATCCAGGTTAAAGCCTACGTTGATCAGCAACTGGTGGCGCATATTGCCACCGATGATCCGCACAAGCAGTACGCACCGAAAGAAAGCCCGATACTAACAGGCGTACCAACAGTACCAACCGCGTCCCAGTCGGAAATAGACTATCGTATTGCGAATACTGCATTTGTTGCTCAAGCAATTTCAGCACTTAACGGCGGGGCACCATCAGTCCTTAATACGCTAAAAAAACTAGCTGATGCCATCAATAGCGACCCAAATTTTTACCAGTCAATTAGCGACAAATTAGGCCTAAAAGCCTCACTGGATAGCCCATCATTTACAGGCATACCAGCAGTACCAACGCCAGGCCAAAATCAAATAGATTTACGAATTGCCAATACTGCATTCGTCGCGCAGGCCATAGCTGATTTAAATGGCGGTGCACCGGTTGCATTGAACACCCTAAAAAAGCTGGCATTGGCAATTAATAATGATGCTAATTTTTATATTACAGTGAACAATGCGCTGGGGCAAAAGGCCGCACTGTCAGATTTTTTATCTACAAAAACTTCTACGTCCACTGTGGGAAACCAGCCAGGTGGGCTGCGTTTTATGTGCGGAGAAGCTTCTGTACCTACCGATGCAAATGGGAATGTGTTTATCACATTACCTGATACGTTTATTAACCGGATAGTTTATGGTGAAGCGCATCAGTCCAAGAATAGCTATACAGCCGATGCAGATCCTTTCATTTTCTCATCATACCCAGCACAGGCTGGGCCTGTATCTGCAATTTCGTTTGCAGTGCGTAATTCTAAAACTGGTGCGCCTTTAATTAATTCAGCTATTAACCTGACATATTTTGTAAGAGGCTATTGATGAAAATTTTCTACAGCCCATCACTTAACGGATTTTTACTGGAACAAACTGCCAATCAATATGATGGGGGAAACCTGGTTGAGATTTCACAAGAAACTTACGACGAATTTCTGACTGGACGCACTGATAAATTAATGGGACCAGGACCGGCAGGACCTGTCTGGATAGATCTCCCTGAGCCAACAGTTGCGGAACTGGTTGCGCAGGCTGCTGCCAGTAAATCAGCATTACTGACTGAGGCAGACCGGATAATTGCGCCAATGAAAGACGCGCTGGATGGGGGTTACATTGATGAGGTCGATAAGCCCAGACTGGTTTCATGGCAAAAATATCGCTATGCACTGACAAAAGTAGACCCGGCTAAACCAGTCTGGCCTGTTAAGCCAGAATAGGAACGTTTTACGAGCACCGCCATAAATGACCGTGCTGCAGCACGGTTAAAAGTGACGGTGCCCGATAGTTTCGGTGCCACACTGCCAACAATGAACGTGTTGGCCATAAAAAATAGAGTTAGAAATTAACCCCCGCTTTCACCATAGACAGCACATCATCATTGGTAATTTCCGCCAGCTTCTCCCTGATATCCTCGCTGACCTTTTTCAGGCTGAGGGTAAAATCAATCTTCCGCGCTTTCCCGTCCTGAAAGAACTCAGTGCGATTCTGGGTTAACCCGTCGATCACGTACATCCCGTAAATCTTGCCGGTACCCTCAATCAGGGGCCAGGCTCTGCCGGTATATGCCATTGTCTCAAGTGTGGTGAGCGACACATCGCCGCCGCTAATTTCCGGGTACAGCGTACCGGAGAGCGTGATAGGTTCTTCGTCTGGGCCTATGTACTGATAGCGCGGAGATTTCCCCACGCGATCGTTTTTGACGTGTCGCCAGGTATTGGACTGGTTCGACGTCTGGTAAGGCGTCGTTTGCAGCGCAAACGGAAACATGCCCAATATCATCATCATGGCTTTGCCCCTTATTCGTGGTCGGTCAGTTGCGAGCGTTTGCGCCGTGCGGCCTGCTGCTGGGCAACGGTAAACTCTTCGCGGATACGCTGGACAAGTTTTTTCTCATCCATCTGGCCCGCGTCGTTGATGTTGATTTCAAAGTTAAACACGTCGCCGCCAGGCATCAGCGCCGCGACGGAAGCCGCAGACGGAACTGCCGACACTGGCGAACGAGCGGCAGGCTGCTGAACGCTGTACGGCAGCACCGAAGAAACGAGCGCGCCAGCCTGCTGCTGCATCCATGCGGTGAGTGATGGCATCTGCCGCTGAACCTGTTGCACCGGTTCGGCATACCCGCCACGGATAGGAATGTACGGCTGTTTATTTTTGAAGACGATTTCACCGGGGCCGTCTTTCTTCTCTGCCGTGTTGCTGGCAATTTTATCCAGGCTACCGCTGATCTTCGGTGCGAGGTTCGCCGGGCCTTTCAGGTTATTGGCAAGCGCCTGCTGTTGCTGGCTCTGTTCGGTTTTCCGCTTCTGTTCCTTCTTCTCCTCTTCCTTCTTTGATTGCGCGGTGACGGCTTTCAAATCTCCGGCAAGCGTATCCGCCAGCCCGGTAAGTTTCTTCTGCGTGTTCACCTGCTCAACGGCTTTTTTGGCTCGCTCAGCCTGATCGGGGATCAGGCCCAGCTTTTCCAGCACCAGATCCAGACCTTTCCAGAGTTGTTCAACGGGCCATAGCACCAGTGAGATGGCATCACCCACAATCTTGCCGAAGGATTCCCCGGCACTGGTGCAGGATTTCAGCGCCTCAGTGGAGAACTGGATCGGCTCAAACAGCTTTGTAAACCAGTCCCATATCGAACTGAGCGCTGAGATGATGGCGTCAAATATCGGTACCAGCGGCGAGAATACGGCGGAAACGATAGAAAAAATCGGCTGTAGCCCCTGCATCAGGCCGGTAAAGAACCCGCCGAAAAATGCCTTGATAGGTTGCCAGAACTGGATGATCGCAATAGCGACGCCAGCAAACAGGGCAATCAGACCCCAGACCGGGGCAGATATTCCCGCCAGCAGCGTGATCAGGGGGCCAAAGACCGCCCGACCTGCAGTAAGTAGCGCCTGCATAGGCGAACCCGCCAGCCACTGAAACGCGCCGCCCAGCCGGGTGATGCTGGTTAGCAGTTTAGCGATCCCGCCTTCACCTGCCAGCGTGGTAAAGCTCAGGCGTACAAGCGCCATCGGGCCGAGTATTGCGCCAAGCGCCAGCATAAGCGTACCCAGCACCGTGAGAATGGCACCGATCGCGGCGACGGTCTTCATGATGGCGGCAACCAGCGCCGGGTTGGCTTCAACCCAGCTCCGGATTGATTGCATGACGCCGCCGACTGATTTCATGATTGCCATCATCGGCCCGCGCATGGTTTCGCCCAGCGCACTGAAATTGTTGCCAAACTCCGCTTTGGTTATCTGCCACTGTGATGAGAGAGAATCTTTATCAATATCGGATTCCCGCTTCATGGAGCCTTTCGACGCGGTGCCGTGGGTTAATTCGAGCTGCCTGCGCAGCTCTGGCAGGTTGTTGGCGACTTTGGAAACCGCCATCGCGTATTCGTCACCAAAGAGCTGAGTAAGCACGTTCATTTGCTTATCTGGCTCCAGCTTTTTGGTGGCTTCCATCACCGCCATGATGGTACCCATGGCATCTTTTGCCATGTTCTTCTGCACCTTCTCAGCGCTCAGCCCCAGCGCGTCCAGACCTTCCATAAACCGATCCGGCTGCACCATTGCGTTGCCCAGTTCGCGCACCATCGCTTTAACAGCGGTGCCTGCTGTTTCGGACTGCTCGCCAAGGCTCAGGAACGTGGAGCCAAGTGCCGCCGCATTCTGATAACCGAGCTGATCGGCAGCACCACCCACGCGCTGCAACACGTCGATAATGTCAGAGCCTTTGGATTTGGCGTTATCGTCCAGATAGTTAATGACGTCGCCCAGCTTGCCAATATCCTGAATGGGGATCTTATACAGACCGGCGATTTTACCAAGGCTTTCCGACAGCTGATCGGCAGGCAGCTCAAACGCCTTTGAGGCCATCGCGGCAGTGTTGGCAAAATCGAGGAGGTCTTTTTTCTGCTTCTGCCATGGATCATCACTGTTAGCCACGCCCATTCGTGCGCCGCCCTCTACCAGTGCGGCGTAATCAACTGCCCCGTTGGGCATTGGCAGGTTTTCGGCGGCGTCTTTGATGGCGTTTTGCATCTCAGCAAACTGAGCCGTGCGGTTGCCGTCATTATCGCGCAGACCATTCACCTGTTTGGATACGCCCTTCATGGCGTCTTCCAGGCTGCTGTAACTCTTGATAGCAGCAGCGACGGGAGCAAGTACCGCCGCGCCGGTCGCAGCGGTCTTCATCCCTGAGCTTTGTAGCTTTTCACTGGTTTCTTTGGTGCGGGCATAACGGGCTTGCGCCTGCGTGACGGATTCAAGCCGCCGCTGCTGCTCAGTAAGCTGGCGGTTGTACTGCGCGGTGCGCTGGCTGATTTGTTCCGTTGCCCGGCTGGTGCTGCTGATCGCAATCCCTTCGCTGTAAAAGCTGGCACGCAACTGGTTGAGCTGGGCCTGTTCCGTTTTTTGCTGGGCTGTCAGGTTGCGGATCGCTGCCCGCTGCTGGTTGAGGGCGGTAACTTGTTCAGCGCTGCGCTGGCGTAGCGGGCCAAATGCTGCCGCCATTTCACGTGCCTGCGTCTTTGCCTGAGCCAGTTGATCGGTGGTTTTTTTGTTGGCGTTGGTCAGCCGGTCAAAGCTGGTAGCCTGACGCTCAAGCCCTTTGATGCTGCTCTGCGTCTGCTTAATCTGAGAGGCCAGCGCGGCGGCACTCTGGCGCGCCGCATTGACAGGTTGAGACATATTATTCAGGGCGCTGAACGCCACCTGAATATTTAATTTGCGGTCTGCCATTTTATTGATCTCCGCCACTGCGCGCAGCGGCTTGATCACGCCATAACAGAAGTTCCTCTACCGTCATGGCGTCCATCTCCGCTGGTCGCCAGTGGAAAATGACGGCGATATCCGCCATTAAGTTTTCTATGCGTTCGCAGGGGCATCGGATGACGCGCTGCCCGTATCCGTCCCGCTCTGATCCGAAGGTGGCTGCAAAAAATCAACCACCGCGTTGGCGAGCTGGCAGAAGTCCCACGTATCCATGCGGGCGATTTCGTCAGCGGTCAGTGCCGGGGCGGTAACGCGCGGCAGCAGAACAACCAGCGCATCATAATTCGACGTCAGAACGTCATAGACTTTTAAGCCACGCAGCGATCCGGCCTGCTTTAAGACTGGCGTGATCGTGATTTCGCTGATTGCTGTCTTACCGCGAACGATAGGCGCGTTGAGCGTTACAACTTCTTTACCGGTTACTTTGGTCATGGTGCGTTAATTCCTTATAAGCCAATGTTAGCGCGGTGTTTTTCCATCATGTCAACGCCGCCAACTTTGTAGATCATATTGAGCACATCAACTTCAATGATTTCTTCGCCGTTGATGGTCAGCTTGTAATAGGTATTTTTCAGGGTGTACTTATGGGAAGTATCATCCCCGGTTTTGGACGTGCCAGGATCCATCTCCGTGAAGCGTCCGCGCGTCTGGATTTCAACGGGTACCGCTTCGCCGGTTGAATCATCCTGGTACGACCCCGCATAGCGCGTTTGCATACCATCGGCGGTGGCGATGCCCCATTTTTTCAGCAGCCCTGCATCCATGCCGCCAAGGGTGATATCCATATCCAGCGCCCCGGCATCAAAGCCGAGATCGACCGCGACAGAACCAGGCATACCACCGGCCTGATAATCCTCTGTCTTGCGGGTTAACTTCGCCGGGGTGATTTCCGGCACCATGCCGAAGTAGTTATCCCCGTCAAAGAACATGTTGAAGTATTTGAGTTTTTTAGGCAGAGCCATACGCGCCCCCGGTTAGTTATTCACTGCGCTGGAAAACGTAGCGAAGTATTCATCAGTGAACTCCTGCACCAGGCTGAGATTTTCCAGCGGTGGGACAGGCGTGTAGTTGTATTTGATGGTGAGCTGCCCGTTGCGCAGCGTTTCGCTGGTATTCGGTTCTGGGTCATACCAGCAGCGCGCACCCAGCAGCTTGCCCGCCGTCACATAGGACGTCAGCTTGCGGTTGATACCGTCAACGATATCTTTCACCAGCGACGGGGTGAGCGGCTTATCAACGTAGGAGAGGTGCGCCTCTGCCACGGTATCCGCCACAATCTGAGCGGTACGGGTGTAGCTCTCAAAGATGTAGGTTTCTTCGTCGCAGGTACGCGATCCCCAGATGCGATAGCCGTCCTGCTTGATCAGGGTGGTGACGCCTGCCGCGTTCAGCTCGTCCGCGTCGGTGTCGGTGCCCTGTAAGGTGAAATAGATATCGCGATCCATCCCCAGCACGTTATTCACCGGCACGTTGGAAATGGTTTTGTGCCAGCCCTGCGTTGCGTCGATTTTGGCGCGCATCCCTACCGCATGAGCACCAACCGGTACGGTGGCGTTTGCTCCCGCGTTGGTGTCGTAGCAAATGAAGTTAGGCCAGATCACCATCATTTCACGCTGGGCAAACTGCTCGCGGTATTCCTTTGCCTCTGCAATGGTATTGCAGCCGTTCGCTGAAACATAAGCAAAGGCGCGCAGCTTCTCCGCCATCACGCCGAGTTGCGCCGCCACTGGCTGAGTATCAAGGCCGGGAACAGCAAGCACACGCGGACGGACGCCAACACGCATCTCCGCCGATAGCAGCGCATACATGCCGGTGAAAAGTCCTGTTACCGGGTCGGTGCCACCAATGACCAGTTGATCCTGAGTCGGGGCGGTGCCGGTTTCCGGTGGTGGAATTTTTGACGCATCAGCCACGCGGATCACAATGGTCTGCGGGCTGGTCTGGTCTGAAATGGCTTTCAGGGTGGTGAACAGGGTGCCGGTTTTGCCTGCTTTGCCCAGCATGTTAGCCACGCGGGTAATGAGTACAGGGGTATCCAGCGGGAACGCTTCTTCGTCTGCATCGTCAGCGATACAAACGACGCCGATAACCGCCGAATCAATATCGGTGATCATCGTGCTCAGATCGGTGGTTTCCGTGACGGTTACACCGTGATGGTAATTTGTGGCCATGTAGTTGCCTCGCCAGGTCAATGATTGCCACTTATCATTGCGACAATTGCCAGCCGGTGCGAGAGGTGGGCGTTGTCAGCAGACCGCAACAACAGCCCCGCGTTGTCTGTACGCGCGCGCGTGGCGACGATGGTACCCTCACCAATGAGGGAACCAATAAGATGTTGGATGATGATGCGCGTTATTCGCCCCGCCCGGCGTTCAGTATTCAGATTGAGGGCAAGCAGCTCACCGCGCTGGATGACCGTTTGATCTCGTTGTCGCTGACGGACAACCGGGGATTTGAAGCGGATACGCTTGATCTCACGCTGGATGATTCAGACGGACAGATCGTTATGCCATCGCGTGGCGCGAAGATTTCCGTTTCGCTGGGCTGGGATAATGATCCGCTGATATTTAAAGGGCTGTACACCGTTGATGAGGTTGCGCACCGTGGCCCGCCTGATCAGCTCACCATCAGCGCCCGCAGCGCAGACTTTCGCGACACGTTCAACGTGAAGCGTGAATACTCCTGGCACGATATTACCGTTGGCGATGTGGTTGCCAGTATTGCCAGCAGGTACGACCTGCGCGCCGGGGTGAGTGAGGAACTGGCGAAGATTGAGATCGATCACGCAGACCAGACCAGTGAATCAGATATCAGCTTTCTCACCAGAATGGCGGATATGCTGGGCGCAGTTGCCACCGTCAAAAACGGCATGTTGCTTTTCATCACGCCGGGGCAGGGCTTAACCCAGAGCGGTAAGCCGTTACCGGCGATTAGCATTGTGCGGGCCAGCGGCGACAAGCATAGCTTTAGTATTGCCGATCGTGACGCTTATACCGGCGTTACGGCCTACTGGCTGGATCTAAATTTCGGGAAAAAGCCTGCCACCACGGTACAGACAAACACCCGCAGACGCCGCAGAACAACCCAGCCGAAGAAGCCGAAAGAACCCGCCTCAAGCAGCAAGGAAGGGGATTACATGGCGGGCGCGGAGGGTAACGTATTCGTGATCCGCAAGACGTTCAAAACCGAGAAGGCAGCGAAGCGGGCAGCGGCGGCGAAGTGGAGCCAGTTACAGCGTGGTGCGGCGTCATTCTCCATCACGTTGGCGCGGGGCCGGGCGGATTTGTACCCGGAACAACCGGCAAGCGTATCGGGCTTTAAGTCCACGATTGATAACGGTTACTGGACGATTACCCGATGTGTGCATGATATAGCCAGCGGCGGCTTTACCACCTCGCTGGAGCTGGAAGTTAAGATCGATGAATGGACGGCTGAGGCGGGTGACGAATCAACGGGTTAAGCGTTATACTTGACGTGATATTAACCAGCCCAGAGGAGGCCCGCGTATGGCAATGCGCTGTCCTCGCTGCCGTGCAGTTGCGAAAACTCGTACCAGTGTAGAGTTGAGTGATTTAGTGCGACGCAGTTATCACCAGTGTCAAAACATGTTGTGCGGCTACTGCTTTACCAGCATGACGCAAATAGACGAATCATTAAACCAGACTCAACCAGTCCCCGGCGCGGTGGTTCCTCAAGACGTTTTCCCACGAAGTCATCACGGCGAAGATCAGTTAAGTTTGGTGTTATAGCGAAGTGAGAGCGCCCTTTATGGGCGCTCATTCAGTGAAATTATTTATTGTTTATGGCTACAAATCTGCTTTTTTGAAGCTTCTCATTTAAGAATTTATCTCCCTCATCACCAGCTTTTTTCGCCCATTCATCACAACTTTTATCACCACCGTTGAATACAAAGCCTTTGGTTAGGATATCGTTAGTGATGAAGACTTTTTCCACTGCTCCAGCCTTCCACGCTCGCTGTTTCTTGCCCGTATTGAAGTAGGTATAACAAACCGTTTGAACGGCGCTCCTTGCTTGCAACTCTTCTATGTTGTCGAAATTGAATGCGACAACAAGCGTTTTATCCTGCATTACCGGGATAATGGAAAGATTCAAATTTCCAAGCTCTTTAGCCAGGTGCGCAGGGAGAGTCTTTGTTACCTCAGAAAAATCAATAACGCCAACATCAGCGGCAACAGAATTAGTTGGCTGCTGTGGCATTTCTGGGGATTTGGTGGTGCTGCTGGCATCTGCTTCTGCATTGCTTACTGGTGTGGCTGTTTTTTGGGTAGGGTAAAGATTCGCCCCGGCAGCGGCAGTAATCAGGCATATAGCAAGGTAAACGAGTGATGATTTTTTTCGATTTGGCATAAAAACCCATTTCGGATTTATAAGCCCGATCCAGAAAGCGATACCGGCTATCGCTGCAATGATGGTGATAATTTTTTCCATTGGGTACCCTCCGTATTTAGGCGGGTATTATTGTCGATGGTGCTCAAAAACGGAACAACCAAGCGCGGTGCGCCTGGCTGCTTCTTTGTCGAAGTGTAGTCAAAATGTAGACGAAGATTAGAATAAATCCTTTTATTCCAGTTTGTTACATGCGGAATATCTTCACCATCCCTGTCTTCCCCACCTTACGGTGGGGTTTTTTTTGTCTGCGATTTAACGATCGGTATCGTGTCATTTTCCGAGTGGCTTTTTTTTGTCATTAATTCGCTATACTGAACAGCCCTAATCGTTAAAGGAAATTTTCATGGACCAGCAGTATGCACGGTTAGTCAAAACCGCTGCGCTGGGAGCCACGGTAACTGCCACCGCTCTCCTTATTATTAAAACGCTTGCCTGGTGGCATACTGGCTCGGTGAGCCTATTGGCGTCGCTGGTGGATTCTGTGGTTGATATCGCGGCCTCGCTGACAAACCTGTTTGTGGTTCGCTATTCCCTGCAGCCAGCTGATGAAGAACACACTTTTGGCCACGGTAAAGCTGAATCGCTGGCCGCGCTGGCTCAAAGTATGTTTATTTCTGGTTCCGCGCTGTTTCTGTTCCTTACCGGATTCCAGCACCTTATCAATCCAGAGCCGATGACCGATCCCGGCCTAGGGATTGGGGTAACCATTATCGCTTTAGCCTGCACGATGGTGTTGGTCACTTTCCAGCGTTGGGTCGTGCGTAAAACGCGTAGTCAGGCAGTGCGTGCCGATATGCTGCATTATCAGTCTGATGTGATGATGAACGGCGCGATTCTGATTTCTCTGGGGCTGAGCTGGTATGGCTTTACTCGCGCAGATTCCCTGTTTGCATTGGGGATTGGGGTTTACATCCTGTATAGCGCGCTGCGTATGGGATACGAAGCCGTGCAGTCTTTGCTGGATCGGGCTTTGGACGACGATGAAAGGCAAGCGATCATCGATATTGTGCACGCATGGCCGGGCGTTAGCGGCGTGCATGATCTAAGAACCCGTCAGTCTGGGCCGACTCGTTTTATTCAGTTACATATTGAGATGGACGATAACCTGCCTTTAATTCAGGCTCATGGCATTGCTGAACAAGTTGAGCAGGCGATTTTGCGACGTTTCCCTGGTTCGGACGTGATTATCCATCAAGACCCCTGTTCGGTGGTGCCTGATGGGCAAAAAGGGCATTGGGAGCTCTAA